TCTGCGTCGTTTCGCGTTGGTCGAGGGCACCACGCACGTGTGGGATTGCGACCAATCGAAGGTAATGAAGAAGTCCGCCTTCGAAGCTCGTGTGGGCAAGCCACTGGCCAAAGCATGGTTGGACGACACCGGAAAGAGGCTGATTTCTGACGATCATGTTCGCGAGATCGAGCAGGCGCGCCGTATGGCTGGGAAGAAAGGCGGTGTATTCGGAATGTCTCCAACCGATCGCTACGTTTACATCGATGGCACCAAAGACGTTTGGGATCGCGAAAAGAAGCGGCGCATAGCCGAGGGCGCGGTGAAGATGGCGCTGGGTGACACTTACTCCTTGTGGCTGAACAGCAGCGAGCGCCGCACCGTCGATGTTGAACACATCGTGTTTGATCCGACCATGACGAAGGATCCTGCGGTGTACATCAACACCTTTGACGGGTTGCCACTTGAGCCAGTCAGAGATGATGCAGCGTGTGCCAACCTGCGTTGGCTGATCTCATTTCTTTGTAACCATGATGAAGCTGCAACCGATTGGCTAACTCGCTGGCTGGCGTATCCGCTGCAGCACTTGGGCGCCAAGATGGACACCGCTGTTTTGATGCATTCGATTATGGAAGGTTCGGGCAAGAGCCTGTTGTTCGCTGACGCGCTTGGCATGCTTTATGGCCAATACGCGGCGACTGTTGGTCAGACGCAGTTGGAAAGCAGTTTCAACGCGTGGCAAAGCCGCAAATTGTGGTCGGTCTTTGAAGAGGTCGTCAGTCGCGATCAACGTTACAACCAGGTGGGCAAGATCAAGCACTTGATCACTGGTAAAACGGTGCGGATGGAGTCGAAATTCATTAATGGCTGGGAAGAAGCCAACCATATGAATGCGGTGTTTCTCAGCAACGAGATTCTTCCCTGGCCAATCAGCGACAGTGATCGTCGAATGCTAGTCATGTGGCCTATGGAGACTCTGCCAGTCGCACGGCAAAAGGCGATTGGTCGTGAACTGGAGCAGGGTGGAGTGGCGGCGCTCTACGGTTGGTTACTGTCGGTCGATCTAGGGGACTTCAACCAGCGCACGCGGCCGCCATCAACAGAGGCGCGTGAGCGTTTGGTCGCCTTGAGTCGGGCCGGCTGGCAAACATTTTTGCATCTGTGGAAGTACAGCGAGCTGGGGCATGGGCTTTGGGGACCGTGTCTATCGACCGACCTCTATTCGTTGTTTCTCGAATGGTGCCAGCGCAACAAAGAGCACGTGATGAGTCAAACCAAGTTCTCTCTATTTATCAGTTCCGAGGTGGATAAAACGCGGGCGATACCCTGGACTGACGGCAATAACCGTCGCTTCGGCGCGTTTTTCTTTCCTGTGGATCTGGATGCTTCCCCGCCCCCATCACTCAAGGCGGCAGAGCTGGGCAAGCAGGTGGAGAACTGGCGGGCGAAGGCCAAGCTGGCGGGCTGGCACGTGGACAGCTGGGATCACATCAAGGCGCTTGCAGCATGACTATTTTCAAAAGTGTGTTGGGTGTGTTGAGTGTGTGTCAGGTTGATTTTGAATACCCCACACAATTTGAGTGCCCGAATTACATGCCTTCGCGGGTGTTGTGTGGGGTGTGTTGGGTTTTGTGTCGCGCACGCGCATGCATGACGTTCTTTGCAACGCATTCAACGGAAGGAATTTTTTCTTATGCGAAGACTGATAAACCCAACAAACCCAACACACTCAACTCAAGTTTGATTGAAGCATTGAATTTAAAGGGATTTATGTGTGTTGGGTTTGTGTCGGGTTGGGGTATTTCTGTGTCGGGTTGGGTTTTACGGGGGCAGGGCAATGATTGAGGCGATGGAGTTATTGCTGAAACATTGGGGCGAGCAGTGCCGACACGGCGGTGAAGCCGGAGGCATGGGTAGCCCGATGGCGACGATCATGGAGTGGGGCGGTTGCGCGCCGCGAAGCACACCCGGTTCTCGGATCCTTCTCGGCGGTGGTGCGGGACCAGATGCAATTGCGCAGGAAGTTGGTGCCGCCCTTTCCGAGATAGCTCGGCAAGATGGTCGGGGTGAAAGGCTGCAACAGTTGGCGGTTATGCGTTATGGCTTTGACCCTGCACCAACATGGGCAGCGCAGATGCACGAACTGGGCTACGTCTCAAAGGCGAAGCAAACCTACTACGATCTTGTACACCGCCTTCATGTGCGACTCTTTGAGGTGCTGGCCGAGCGCAAGGACGCACGAAAGTGGCTTACCGTTGGTCGGGGCGATTTGCCTCAAAGTCTCCTCAAAGTTGCGTCAAAGTTGCGTCAAGTTGGATAACCGAAAATGTCCCCTTTTCGGTTCCGTACTCAGGGGGTAAAAAGTCCCCACGATATGGATTCTGCGCCTTGGCGCTTCCCCGAGCACGTGCTGTGCACTTCGTCCTGGCGTATGCCGCGACATTGAAAACCCTGCCCTCCGGCGGGGTTTTCTTTTTTGTGTTCGGCATGCTCCTTCACTTGAGGCACAACATGACAAATGAGCAGCAAGCGCTGGCAGAAATGCCGATCTGGTTGGTGATCGTCCTGGCTCTGGTCGGCGGCGTATCCGGTGAGATGTGGCGAGCAGACAAGGATGGTGCCCGGGGCTGGGCGTTAATGCGTCGGCTTGCGCTTCGATCCGGTGCCTGCATTGTCTGCGGAGTCTCGGCAATGATGCTGATGATCGCGGCGGGCATGTCGCTCTGGACGGCGGGCGCCTTGGGTTGTCTCACGGCAATGGCCGGTGCAGATGTTGCCATCGGCTTGTACGAACGCTGGGCTGCCAAGCGGCTTGGCGTGTGCGATGTCCCGCCGAATGGCGGCGGACCAGCCTGAAACCACCGGGGACCCTGGGGTTATTCGGAGGGTACGGGGTCGGAAACCCGCGGGAAAGTGTTAGCGGGAGCGCCCCCAGGTTACTGAAATTCAATCCATTGAAATTGAAAGGTCTGCATTGAAAAGCCGTTGAAAGGAGGGCTTATGACAGAACCAAATTACCTGTCAAAAAGCGCCTTCGCGGCGCGGATCGGCAGGGCGCCGAGCTACATCACCTGGTTGAAAAACAACAACCGCCTGGTGCTGACGCCGGACGGAAAACTGGTAGACGTGCAGGCCAGCGAAGCGTTGATTCGCGACACCGCTGACCCAAGCAAAACCGCCGTCGCTGATCGGCACCAACAGGACCGGATTCAGCGTGATGTTTACAGCCAACTCTCCACCTCGATCGAGCCGACTTCCACGGCTGCGCCGCCGCAGGTTCTCACCAGCGATGGCAAGCAGCCCGACTTCCAGAAGGCCCGCGCCCTGCGTGAGCACAACATGGCCAAGCTGGCGGAGATCGAATTGGGCAAAGCTCAAGGTTCGCTGGTCTCCAAGGAAGCGGTGGAAACCGGCGCCTACAACGCCGGCCGATTGCTGCGCGATCAGCTGTTCGGTCCGCTACCGCAACTGTCCCATGACCTGGCGGCCATGACCGATCCCTGGCTGATCGAAAAGCACCTGACCGCCACCTTCCGTCGAACGCTGGAAGAAGCCGAGCGGCTCTCTTCGGCAGATCTTGACCACGCCATGACAACGGACTGAACCCATGCACACGGAATTTCCTGACGGTGCAGAGGTGTACCGTGAGGCTTATTTCCGTGGACTGCGCCCCGACCCCGATCTCTGGATCGACGAATGGGCCGACGAGTACATGCGAATCCCGCGTGACACCGGTGCCCCTGAGCCCGGCCAGTACCGCACCTCTCGCACACCTTATGCACGAGAGCCTATGCGCTGCCTGTCGCCGGCTCACCCCTGCAGGCGCGTGGTCACCATGGTGGCCTCGCAGCTGATGAAAACGCAGATCGCCTTGAACTGGATGGGCGGCCTGATCCACATGGCGCCGTCGAACATCCTGGCGCTGCTTCCCAGCCTTGGCCTGTCCAAGCGGGTGTCTGGACGGATCAGCAAGACCATCAAGGCCACCCCCGTTCTGCGCGAGCGGGTCGCGGCCACCCGCTCGCGGGACGCACGCAACACGATGGATACCAAGGAATTCGAGGGTGGCTCGCTGTACGTCACCACCGCCGGTTCTGCGGCCAACCTGTCGGAGCTGTCGGCCCGCTATATCTACGGCGATGAGGTTGACCGCTGGGAGAACGACGTCGGCCAGGAGGGTGATCCCATCCGGCTTGCAGAAACGCGGGCGACCAACTTCGGTCGCAACGCCAAGATTTACTTTTCCAGTTCGCCAACGATCAAGGGCGCCTCGCGGATAGCGGATCTGTTCGAGTCCAGCGACCAGCGACACTACTACGTGCCGTGTCCCACATGCGGACATATGCAGGTGCTGGAATGGGAGCGGCTGCACTACAGCAAGGACCTCAGCACTGTGCATTACGAGTGCGCATCACCTGAATGCGACGTGCTGATCGAGGAACACCACAAGAGCGACATGCTCGCCCGAGGCGAGTGGCGTGCCCATGCGGGTGGCGACGGCAAAACCGTTGGCTTTCATCTCAACGCGCTGTATTCGCCGACTGGCTGGATGGATTGGGCCGGCCTTGCTGAGGAGTTTGAAGACGCCAAAAAAGCGCAGGCTCAAGGTGACACGAGCCTGATGCAGGTGTTCTACAACACCCGTCTGGCCAAGGTCTGGGACAGCGCGCTCGAACAGACGAAGGCTGAAGTGCTGATCGCTCGGGCGCGGCTGGAGACCTATACCCTCGGCACGATGCCGGCCGGTGTACTGATGTTGACCGGCGCCGTCGACGTCCAGGCCAACCGCCTGGAACTGATGGTGATGGGCTTCGGCGTGGGCATGGAGCGCTGGGTGGTCGATCACCAGATCATCTGGGGCGATCCGGCAGACGAGCGCACCTGGGCTGTACTGGACGAGAAACTCAAGGCCCGTTACCGGCATCCCTGTGGTGTCGGTCTGGCGATTCTCGCCGTCGGCGTCGACTCCGGCGGTCACCACACCGATGAGGTCTACCAGTTCTGCCGCGTTCGCCGCTGGCGCAACATCTTCGCCATCAAGGGCGCGAGCAAGCCGGGCCGACCGGTGATTGCCCAGCGCCCGTCCATGGTCGACGTGACATGGAAGGGCCAGACCGAACGCAACGGCGCCGAGCTGTGGTTTGTCGGTACCGACACCGCCAAAGACTGGATCTACAACCGCTACCCGTTCCCGGACGGCCCCGGTTCGCTGCACTTTGCCAACGACCTGCCGGACGAGTTCTTCGCCCAGTGCGTCGCCGAGCGCAAAGTTGTGCGTTACGTGCGCGGACACAAACGCATCGAATGGGTGAAGGGCAAGGCTGAGCGCAACGAAGCGCTCGACCTGATGGTGTACTGCCTCGCGATGGCGCATTACCTCGGCATCAACCGGTACCAGGAGCACGATTGGGACAGGGTGCGACAAGCCCTCGCTCAGTCCGGCTTGTTCGATGACGCCTTGAGCATCAAGCCAGTTCAGGGCGAAAGACTTGATGCTGAGCCAACACCGGCGCCCGCTGCTGCACGCCAAGCCCAACCCGCACCCCAACCCGCTGCACCGGTTACGCAGCCGCGTCCGACAGCCCCCCCTCAACGCCGCAGTTCCACCAGCGGTTACCTAAAGAGACGCTGATATGTCTTTTACTCAAAAGCACCTCGACGCCATCGAGCGCGCCATTGCGCGTGGCGAAAAGACCGTGCGCTACAGCGACCGAACGGTGGAATACCGCGACGTCGACGAACTGCTCCGCGCCCGTGAAGAAATCCGCAGTTCGCTCACCAGCGCTGCCGGCCCACGTTCGCGGGTTGTGCGCCTCAGTCATGGGGGCAAGGGAATCTGATGGCTCGACAATTCCCGGCCCTCTCACGTAGCGGATTTTTGCTGCCATCGAACATCAAGGCCAGCTACGAAGGCGCCGGGGAGGGCCGTCGTTCGGCGAGTTGGGATGCCTCCGATAACGGCATCAACAGCATCAACACCCCGGCGCTGCGAAACCTGCGTGCGCGTTCGCGCGCAGCGGTGCGCAATGACCCGTATGCGGCCAATGCCATCAACAAACGCGTCAGCAACCTAATTGGCACCGGCATCACGCCACGCCCGAAGGTCAAGGACGAAGAGCTGCGCAACCTGTTGCAGGAGCTGTGGGACGACTGGGCCGACGAGTCGGATGCCGACGGCCTTTGCGACTTCTACGGCCAGCAGGCGCTGGTAGCTCGCACCGTCGAAACGGCTGGCGAATGTTTCGTTCGGCTGCGCCCGCGTGGGCTGGACGAAGGTCTGGTGGTGCCGCTGCAGCTGCAGACCCTGGCACCGGAGTTCGTACCGCACGACAAGTTCGAGATGACCAAGACCGGCAACATCATCCGTGCCGGGATCGAGTTCAACCCGGCCGGCAAGCGCGTGGCCTACTGGATGTACCGCTCGCACCCGCGTGATGCGTCGTCGCTCAACAGCGGCTACAACCAACTGGTGCGCGTGCCGGCCAGCCAGGTGCTACACATCTTCGAACCGCTGGAACCGGGCCAGTTGCGCGGCGTGCCGCGTATGTCGCCGGTTCTCAAACGTCTGCGCAGTCTCGACAACTACGACGATGCGGTGCTGTTCCGGCAGGAAGTCTCCAATCTGTTCGCCGGCTTCATCAAACGTCCGTCGCCGGACATGGGCCAGGTACCTCGCGACCCAGTCACCGGCCAGTTGATCACCGCCGACCGCGACGGCTTCACGCCAATGGTCGCGCTGGAACCCGGCACCATGCAGGAGCTAGGCGCGGGTGAGGAGGTCGAGTTCTCCAAGCCACCGGATGCCGGCAACAACTACCCGGACTTCATGCGTCAGCAACTGATGGCAGCGGCAGCGGGTACCGACACGCCTTACGAGATCCTCACGGGTGACATGAAGGGCATCAACGACCGTGCGCTGCGCGTCGTGCTCAACGAGTTCCGGCGCCGCCTCGAACAGCTGCAATTCAATGTCTACATCCACCAGCTTTGCCGGCCGGTTCGCGCTGCTTGGCTGGACATGGCGGTATTGAGCGGCGTGATCGAGTTGCCGGACTACGCCAAGCGTCGTCGAGAATTTCTGCGCACGCGCTGGGTGCCCCAAGGCTGGGCCTACATTCAACCCGTGCAGGACGTGCAGGCGCGGATGCTTGAGGTCAATTCCGGTTTCGGCTCGCGCAGTGAGATGTGCCTGCGTACCGGTTACGACGCCGAAACGGTCGACGCTGAAAACGCAGCCGACGCCAAACGTGCCCGCGATTTGGGCCTCAATTACCGAACGCTCGTCGAGGTCGACACCCACCCAGACGATCAGGAGAAACCATGAAACCGCCGTTCCCTCTACGAATCTTCAACAAACTGGACGGGCAACTGCCCATGCAAGACAAACATTGGTACAGCTTCCGGGCCAGCGGTGAAGCCGAACAGCGCACTATCGAAGTGTACGTCTACGGCGAGATCGGCACCTGGGGCATTACGGCCAATCAGTTCGTGCGTGACCTAGCCGCGCTGGATGACGGAACTTCACCGATTGTAGTGGCGTTTAACAGCATCGGCGGCGACCTGTTCGACGGTCTGGCCATTCATAACGCCCTGTCGCGTCTGGGGGAGCGCTGCACCGGTCGTGTCGATGCCCTGGCTGCCAGTGCCGCGAGCGTTGCAGTCTGCGGCGCTCATCGGGTGGTAATCGC